TGCCTGCACCCGGCCCGAAAAACCCCACTGCGGAACATCATGCGACATTGAGATGATATCTCCGGCTTGGCAGGCGATAGCGTCAATACCCGCCTTAAAGGTAATAGAACGGTCGATATACTTTGCGACTTTCAAAGCATACCGGCCAGCTCGTATCGCATAGCTTGTGCGGGTAGTAAAGAGGCGGATTTGGCTCTTGCGCATAGGATCGCCAGCGGCCAATGCGTCTTCATCAATATAGGAAATCGTCTCCTGCCGATATCCTTTATCCTTATCCATAAACTGAATCTCAATGACGTTAGGAATCTCTTTTAACGTTTTCCAGCTTTGAGCAAAGCTATCCTTAACTATATTCCCAACACCAAACAACTGTGTTGGATTAGCTTGTTTGTCTATCTTAAAGGATATCCCACCAGCCGAGTATACAGGCATAGCATTAAATGTCGCGCACAACTGAATTAGAAGATCCAAGGCTTTTGTGTTTGAATCAATAACAACGTCCATCCTGAAGCGTTTCTCAAAACCGCCTTTGCCGTCAGCGACTTTCTCTTCGCAATACTGAGACATCTCCAGAAGCGACGCATTATCCAAATTCGTACTTGATATAAATTCGCCCAACCCATAGCGCGCATTTGTAATAAAATCTTTCAGACACCATACCGGATTAGCGCAGTATTTGTTTGTAAAAGTCACGCCGTCCCAAGTTAACAACGTATCATCCAAAAGCAGTCTGTAATCACTGCCGTCCCAATAATAGTCATCCCAATCAACCGGCGTACCAGCATTGCGAATATCAGGAACCGTCACCAGCTTGCCCTTAACAACGCATGTTATATTAGGCATCGAACCCGACAGCTGATCCGTGGCCAGAAGTTTAAGGCCCAAGAGGACGGTGTTTGGATATATGAGATCATCTGTCTTAAGCTCATCCAGCTGGAACCACATCAGATCGCCCTGCTTTAGAGGGTCAAGCGACGAATCATCGGAAGTTCTTGTCACCCGGATATCGTATTGCCCAGGGGCCAGTCCTTCTTTGCGGAAAATCCTGCGAACAGACGATCTTGATTTGCCCGAGATAGTGGTTTCGCCTAAATCAATATAAGTTGGGTCCGCATGCAGTTTATACTCAACCCGATAAGTAACGCTCCAGCTTGATATGCCTCCGCCCCCGGACTGCTGATACAAACCGTTATTAAGCCTTAGGTGAATCTCAAAACCTTCAACATCTGAATCAATCATTGTGTAAACATAGGGGTTGTCTTTTGTAAGGTTTACATTAACAGGGTAGATATTATGCAGATCCTCAAAGTTCTGTATTAAGCTCTGAGCATTTGTACCGTATCTTTTGCTCATGCTTATTCCGCTAAAATTAACGCTGGGATTGTTGTTAATCTCGATATCGTCTATTGACTCGATCTCGCCTTCACATAAAGCCAAAAGAATGTTCAAATAGTTTTTATCACCGTCGTCCCATAGAAACTGATTAATGATATTGCCGCCGATTTTATGCTCTCCATATACCACTGCCAACGGCACGCCTACTTCCTGAATCGTCTGAACGCCGTCCCAGCCGTAAGTAGGCGAGCCTTCATCAAGTCCGCCGCTGGGTCCTGACCCTAAATTAAAGTCAGGCATTTTTGGCTGGTTCATGTACTGGTATATGGAATAACCAATAGACAATATAAAAAAGGTAAACAAAAACGGATGAGCGACTGCTACTGCCCATACCGCTGAAATTATCACTGAAATCACCGCGACAATAGGGGCTTTGACTTCAGGAATAACAGTAATCTCATCGCCTTTTTCAATCCGCACGTCAAGGTCTTTGACTCTTTTGCCGGTTACAATAACCCGCTTGTCTTTATGGTCAAATCCCGAAACGTCAAGGAATCCGCGCAGAGTCTTATCCCTTGAATATGAAACCTCTACAATTTCAGCTTCGTTTAATTTAAAAGGATTTTTTATGTTTCGTACAGTTACCATCTTTTTTTCCTTAAGCGATAAAAGCCTTCTATTCTTTTGCTCCACGCCTCATCGTCAAGCCTTGAAACCACCACGCCTTGTCTGGGGCAGTGGATAAACTTTCTGTTCTTAAAAACAACTCCCGCATGGTTGGCTATGCCTCTTGAATTTAAAAACAACACGGCGTCCAGAGTTTGAGGATCCTTGATTTTTTCCCAGTCATTCTCGTAATTCTCTCTGAAATAATCCTTGCCTCTAAGACCCCAAATTTTCTCATATTCCAACTCTTCGATATCAAACAACTTAAATCCTAAGTCCTGATACATCAGCTTAAGAAATCCCCAGCAGTCCAAGCCTTCCAATGTCCGGCCCCTGTGTGAATAGGGGATGCCAAGGTACTTATCGATGATCAGCTTTTCTACATGATGTATATTCGTCTCGTCGGCACCGAAGGAAAAGCTCCGAACCTCTGGTAATTGTTCAGTTGTTTGCATCTTTGCTGTGTCTTGTTGCATTCTGTTTCTGCTCCTGTGTATCCGCACTCGGATGATTTAAACTTCCAACTGCAGTAGTTTCTCGCATACCTGCGCGCGGGAAGGTCCATACCTAAAACATCAAACTTGCCTGTTAAAGTAAACTCAACATTAGTTTGATCCGCCGTATAATTATCTATATAAAAAATGTCGTCAATATGCGCGTCCGGATCCGCCAGCTGATTTGCCCACACTGTGCGGATAATAACTTTTTTGCCTCTAAAATCGTATTGCTCTAAATACAATTGAATGAGCCTCGAGACATTCGCTAACCTCACCTTGACCTGATCAATACGCCCCTGATTGTTTTCGCCTGTGAATTCATGCATGATAGGAAAGCGAGTGTAGGTCACCAAATCATATACAACATCTTCATCATAACTAGCCAAATACAAATCATTCGATCCGTTATAATCTTCGATGATGTATAAATATATAGGTCGATTTTCCTGTTTTGCTTTTTCCTGTTTGAATGTCGGATCAATATCTCTTGGCATTACTTCACCTCTGTAAAATCAAATTCAAAGTCGTAAATCTGATACGACTTCATAGCGAATTTAAAACTATCGTCAACAAACCTAACCGTGTATTCCAGAGAATCATTCGGGTTCGTCCAGGTAAAACTCGCAAATGCTCCATACTTACTGATAAAGAAATTTTTGACATTGTTCATCTCAGCAAGTGTTCTTGTCCTAAACCGCAGGGACCACTTTCTCAATGGGTTTTCCCATTTACGTCGTCTCTGTTCAACGCCGTTCTCAAACTCTGAAACCAACGTCTTATATTCAACTGTTTCATCTATCACAAAATCAGGGTTAAAATTAAAATCACTCATGTGTAGCTCCTGATAACCGACCGTATTTTTCCGTTATTGTAAATATCATCGGCAATTGCGTTTGACAGCATCTTGCGGTTGCGCCACACATCCTGCGCGTCCCAAGCCTGAATAACCTGATTAACATTGATGGTTACGCCGCCGCCTCTAACATCTTCGCCACGGTTAAGAGCCTTTAGGTTTTCCGATCCGCCTAATGCGCCCATCCCACGTCTTGACAACACGCCTTCGCCGGTCTGTGCTACAATCGGTACCTCATCAGGAGCAAGGCCCTGATGAGCCTTAATAAACCGCCTTCGCTGTCTTCCTACCATGCCGCCTTCATGGAAGAGAGCTCCCACCGGCACGCCGAATATATTTCCGCCAGCTCCGCCAGCAAAAGCGGTAAGCAGTTTAATCATTACTATCTTGGCGAGAATCTGCGATATCATCTGAAGCATAGATCTTCCGAAATCCGCAAAAACTTCTTTAACATTCCTAAGCTCGCCTGTAAACGCCTTAAAAAAGAGATTGGAAAAAGCGTTCTGCATATTCCTTGCGGTCTGTTTTGCAAACGCCTCCATTGCGTTAAATTGTTTTTTTACATTGCCCAGCCCTTTTCCCGGCTTGCTAAGTTCCTCCATAAATTGCGCATATTTATTTTTAATCTGGTCAAATACGCTTATAACTTCTTTTGCCGATTTTTTAGTGTTGTTGGTATTTTCATTTAAGGCGTCCGCCGCTTTCTTCATAGCCAACACATAGCTCTCATCTAATGTTTTGGCGAAATCAATAAGGTTGGAGGCGATTTCAGTAAAAGCCTTTTTATGCGGCCCGGGCAGTTGCGATATTCTTAATGCCCATCGGGCGAGTGTCGTAATGATGGATTTCAACCCTTCATTAACTCCGGCAACAAACGACCAGAATAACGC